ATAGTCTCTAACCTCCGGCTTAAAAGCGGGGGCTGTGTGTTTAAAAGGGGTCAGGCCCTCGGGACGATTTAACAAGAAGGCATGTCGAGGATGGTTCCCGGAGCCTGAAATAAAAAAGCCCGCGACATGCGGGCAATATGGTGGTAAGGCAATGTCGGCTCTATGGCCGAAGGGTCCCAGGTAGTGGGTTCTGTATGCGGCGTACCGCAAATAAAAAAGCCCAAGGCGTTAACCTCGGGCTTGTATTCTTTGTGTCGACAATCAAAGCTATGGCGACGATATCAGATTTACATGAAATATATGCGTTTCAGTTCGGTTTTGCAAGACTTCCGTCTAAATTTGTCGCCTTTTGTTGTGAACGTGATCGCGTTACGGAGATAAGCGCACCGCTATCGAGTTGCTTAAAGCTGTTACGCATCGCCAGCCAGTGAGGCAAATACGTTTCCGTCCATGTAGATTTCGCTACGCCAGCCAGCTCCGCCAGCGCCTGATATTCGTATGTCTCACGGCCCGCCAACTCCGCTTTGACGTCCTGCGCCGCCAGCCAGATAAGCTTCTTCAGCCGATCCATCGTCTTGCCGGCCATCTTCTTCGCGCCGAGCTGTTCCCGGAACTCTGCCCACGCCCACTGAGTGATCGCCACCTGGTACTCGAAGCGGATATTCTCGCTGTAGTTCCACAGCAGCCAAGCTTTCTGGTGGTCCTCCAGCGACAGCACAGCGCGGCGCCACGATGCGGTCACGAACTCAACCGGGCCCACCAGCGCGATAGATGAGCCTTTGGCGCGCGACTGGCTTCCGCTCATCGGCGGCCCGTCCGGGTTGACCAAACGTTGCTTATCCTTGTCGAATACCTTTTTCCGGCCCCGGCTGCGCGCCGTAGCGGTGAATTGCGCATTCTCGGCGAAAGCTACCAACTGCCCTTTTGTCGCCCCGCTCAGATCTGCGGTCGCCACAATGAGCTGCTGACGTACGTATTCCAGTTGCTGATTGTTCATGCGGCTTCCTTCTTCGGCTGGTTGGTTTTGGTCTGGCTGTGCTTTGCTACTGGCGGCAGGTTGGCGCGCTTAACGCTTTCGGCCTGGTATCTGGCTATCTGGTCACTGGTCATCAAATCGCCCTCGGCCTAGTTACGCACACAGAAATTCGGTAATGCTCACCTGCATCAAATACGAATCCTTTTGCGTAAGTGGATAGCCCATCAGATACCGTCTTCCTTGCTAGCCTGTCAGCCGCGTGTTGTGCCTGCCTCTTGCTCATCCTGATAGCGTTAAAATCGGCGTCCGTCAGCGGGCCACCTATGCCGAAAACTGGCTTTATCATGCTGCCTCCTGTTGACGGGCGCGGCGCTTCTCCAGCGCGCGGGCTTTACGGGTGAAAATGGATTTGATGCGTTGCAGGTATTTGATGTCGAACCGGCGGACGGAGTTATCGTTGTTTATCGCCTCAACTTTTTCGGCACCGATGCGCTCGATAAGGCCCTGTTCAAATGCCTTTTGCGCGCCGTCCCGATCCCGGTTGCAATAGACACACTGGGCAGCGGTATTGTGAAGGTTGAAAGCCAGATGCGCGGCAGCGCCACGGGTGCGATAGTGTCCGCAGTCCATGGTTCCGCCAAACTTCTGCTCTGGCAGCCTGCCGCAGCTGATGCACGGCTTACCTGCATCCCTCAGACGGACGTACCGGTTGAATGCCGCCTGCGCTTCCGATCTCCACTGCGGTTTCGTTTTTAGCGCCACCTTTCTCGCTTTCAGATCCCGGCGTTCCGCGCGCTCTTTCTCTTTGCGCTCCTTGATGCGCTTAGCCGCGGCCTTCACCTTCTCCTTTTCACGCTCTTCCATTGCGAGGATTGCGCCATGTTCCGGGCAGCACCAGCGGATCCGGATATCGTGGAATTTCGGCACGAAGTATTCACCGCATACTTTGCACTTACGTCGGGATGGTTTACGCATGATTTCTCCTCGCCGCGAGACGCAGCCATTTCTGATCAACCAGGCGGGCGGTATAGTCTTTCAGGGTCTGGATGTCGGACGGCTTAACCGCAGCCTTACGCTGGCGGCGCGCCGGAACGCGGAAGATTTCGTTTGTGATGACGCGGGAAAGTGGGCTACTCATTGCGCTCACCCCAGCGTTTAGCCCATTCAATTTCAAGGCGAGATTTTTCGCTGAACTTGACGTTCTGCTGAGTGCCAAACCAGTAGATAGCCTCAATGACTTCGACCATCTGGCGGACAGTCATCTTACTGGTGCGCTGACCGAACATCACAACGCCACCATCAAGGCCGGGTGCCATGCGCTGCTCTTGCTTTTTGGACTTGGCGACCATAGCGGTGATCAGGTCTTTCCAGTCGTCTGAATCGTACTTATTGCCAAACCACGTAACCTGGTCGGAGAGGTCTTTAAGCAGCGGCCACATTTTTTTGTTCTGATCGAGGGTGCGGGTCATTTCCTTGATATCGAGAACCAACGGGCGCTTGGCATCCACCGGTAGCTCCCGGATGAAGTTGATAGCGTTTTGCTTGATGGCGTCGTTGACGAGGTGGAATTGCTGCTTCATACGCCACCTCCGAGAGGTAACGCAGAATGCAGAAAATCGCAGGTGCATTTCTGCATCTGTGACAAGGTGAGGAGTTCAGATTGTGGTCGCATTTAAGTCCCCTTAAATGCGCAGAAGTCGCAACCGGGTGTTCAGGCCGACTGCGACTTAATTATACATCACTTTTGAAAAATGATTATCAAGAATCACTCTAACTTCGGCGCTGCGGCTATCATCGCTGCCCAGCACAATTTTGCCCGATGCGCCGCCTGCTGACATCCGCTCATGGCGTCGTATGCTTCCCATACCTCCGCATCGCTAAAGAACTCGTATGGCTCAGACTCAAAACCTTCGACGATCATGTGTTCTGTAGGCTCAACCGGCACCAGTTTCCAACCATCCGGAATCACCGGAGAGTTGCAATCGGCTAACTTCCTGTTCAGCTCCAAAGCCACCATAGCGATGGTCGATGTAGTCAGTGAATGCATGTGTGGATTGCTTGCCACAGCCTCCAGCCACACGACATCGTTGAGGCGGTCGAAGTCGAAATCATCTGGCAACTTGTAAGCCGTCGTTACAGGTTCAACCATATTGTTGGAGTCACCGGAATGGTCAACCATAGCGAGCTTATCCTCGGTATGGTTGGTTATCGCTTCCTGAAAGCGTTCAAGCTCCACGTACTCCTGGCATGACCAACCGCCATCAATAAAATCGCGAGCTTCAACAGCGTCGAAAGTGAACGATGTTTCACCGCCAGTTGGTGAGGTTAAGCCGTACAGGTCTGCTACCGGCTTAAACTGTGTGGCTGGAATATTTTCAGGAATATTTTGTTGTCGATTTTGTTGCTCGGCACCCTGAAGCATGGCGGCGCGGCAGGCTATCCACGCCTCCCATCGTGCCTGTGTAGCTTCATCAGCGTAACCAATACCGTATTTGTGCAGGTTAAATCCATGTTCTGACTCACGCTCAGAAGCTTCGAATCGAAGGCGTAATGTATCTAAATCAGTTAGCATCACTTTTCTCCTTTGGCTGCTCGGTCTATGCGTTCAATTTCCGCGAGGATTAACGCGCCCGCTTTAACAAGATCGCGGCGCTGGCCGGACTGTTTCCACCACTCACGCGACCACGGCCAGTGAGCTGGCAAAGAAAAGCCCTGGTGATTTGCAAACATCGCATAACACGCCGCCGCCTCTGCCATTTCCCCTTCTGCGTGTTCGTCGTCGTGTTCGGGTGTCCAGCCCTCAACAGATTGCTGGCGTTGACGCTCTGAAATCACTGACTGAACTGCATTGGATAGAGATTTCACACCCTGCGCCCGAACTTCAGCCAGGAAAGCGTCGGTTGCCGGGGTTTTAATATCGTTAAGCGCATCAGTGAATCCTCCGCGCTCCATGCCTAATTCAGCTTCGTAATCAGCATCGAATGCAGCGTCTTTGCAGAACTTCATCAATCCCGCATTCTCCGCAGACAGCTCCGCGCATCGGGCTTCAAGTTCGGATAATCTGTCACTGCATTCCGCCAGCACCATATCAACATCGGTATCAAGTGGAGGAACATGCATGCTGGCGCGGCCTTTGGTGAAGTCCTCAAGTGCCTTTTCGATTCGTTCTTTCAGTGCTGGCTGTGTATTATTTTTCACGCTCTCACCCCGTATACGCTTAAAATTCTCTTCATAGCCGCGCTATTTCGGCACTCCTGGCAGATCACGTTCGTGTCCGTCCGCTGAATTAACTTCGTCTTACCCTGCTTCATGCCCGGTATCGTGTCAGGCGCGAAGCGCATGCCGTAAATGGTCAGGCTGTACAGGCGCTGGCCGTATTTTCCTTCGCAGCTGATCAGACCGTCGGCCAGCAGCGTGCTAATCGTCCCGGATATCTTTTTGGTGTCCATGCCGATAAGCGCTGCCAGCTTGGCGTTGTTCAGCCCTGGGTTATTGCGCAGGGCTGCCAGCACCTGCTCACGGATTGTTATGGTCATGCAGCCCCCTTGGAACGGTAAGAATCCCAGGTGAATGACAGCGTGCACCCGCCGCCATCGCTCATGCGGTCAATAACGCGCTCACTCACGAACGCCGCCAGTTCTTCTTTGGTCTGGTTGCTGATCAGAATGGTCGGCTTCATCCTCTCGTACCGGGTGTTGATGATTTCGAACATAATCAGCTTCTCGGCCTCGCTGCCGAACTGGACGCCAACCTCATCGATGATCAACAGGTCCGGAGTGGTGAAGTGCGAAATAACGTCGTTCTCGCAGCGCGTCGCTGTTTTCGACCACGTTGATTTGAACTCACGGGCAATCTTCAGCGCTGTGGTGAAAATTACCGGGCTCTGGTGGTTCTCGATGACGTAGCGGGCGATGGCCAGGGCGAGGTGGTTTTTACCGGTTCCAGGCTTCCCTTCATTGGTAACGGCTGGCTAATGCCATGGGGTGAAGTAGTCAGCAATCCATTAAAGGCGCAGCGGATCGCTGAGGAATATCGGGAAAGGCAGGAGGCGGCATGACTGATTACACCGGCAGCAACACCACAGCGGATCAGCGCGACCTATGGCGCACTCCACCCGCCCTTTTCGCCTCCCTTGATGCTGAGTTTTGCTTTCAACTGGATGCCGCCGCGGCGCCGCATAACACGCTGTGCCGGAAGTTCATCACCGCCGAGCAGAATACGCTGGAAACGCCCTGGGTTGATTACCTGAGCATTCCGGGCTACGTCTGGCTGAATCCGCCATACAGCGACATCACGCCGTTCGTTAAGAAGGCCGCTGCCGAGAGCGCCAATCAGATCGGCACGGTCATGCTGGTTCCGGCAGACACATCGGTTGGCTGGTTCAAAGAGGCTATCCAGACCGCCAGTGAAGTTCGCTTCATCACCGCCGGGCGGCTTGCATTTATCAACCCGGTCACCGGTAAGCCGGTAAGCGGCAACAACAAAGGGTCGATGCTCATCATCTGGCGACCGTACCCGCGTACACACTGCTACTTCGCAACTGTGGACCGGGACGAACTGATGGCTTTCGGGGCGAAACTTCTCGCCCGCCGGGAGGCCGCATGACGCCAGCAGCTTATTACAACGAAATCGACCCGTTCGCTGCTCAGTGGCTGCGTAACCTGATCGCCGGCGGTCATATTGCACCTGGCGAAGTTGATGAAAGGAGTATTGAAGATGTCACACCTGACGACCTGCGAGGATTCACTCAGTGCCACTTCTTCGCCGGAATTGGCGTCTGGTCTCATTCCCTGCGTCTCGCCGGATGGCCTGACGATAAACCAGTCTGGACCGGTTCCTGCCCGTGCCAACCTTTCAGCGCGGCAGGCAAAGGAGATGGGTTTGCTGACGAGCGGCACCTTTGGCCCCACTTCTTCCACCTCATCAGCGAGCGCAGACCTGAGCATGTCTTTGGCGAACAGGTTGCAGCAGGTAACGCAAACGCATGGTTCGACCTTGTACAAGCTGACCTGGAAGGAATGGGATACGCCTTCGGGTTTGTGCCGTTTGCGGCAGCGGGCGTCGGTGCGCCGCACATCAGAGAGCGGGCCTACTGGGTGGCCCACGCCCACAGCCAGATCGACGACCGGCGCAGGGACGTCCGGGCGAATGGGTGGAATGAACATTCAGACGGCAGTCACTTTAACGGGTTGGCAGACGCCGGTGGCCAACGACGCGAACGGATCAACTCATTGCTACAGCCGGAAGAATCCGGACGGATCGCCCAAGGTGTGCCTGAAACTGCCTGGATCGGTGCTTCTGACGGGGTGGCCAACGCCGACTGCCTCAAACAACGACCGCAGCCCCTCAGTAGATCGCGCAATGAGTATGTGGCGACCGGACGGAAGCAAAGCTCAGCAGAGGCTTCAGGATTTTGCGGGCATATGCGGGCCCTTGAGGTTAACGGTTTTTGGCGAGATGCGGACTGGCTCTTTTGTCGAGATGGCAAATGGCGTCCAGTTGAACCCGGCACATTCCCGCTGGTTGATGGGGCTTCCGCGCGCCTGGGACGAGTCGAGCCCGGGGTGGCAAGAGTGGCAAGCAGCAACCGCGTCGGCCGACTCAGAGGCTACGGCAATGCCATAAACGCACAGGCCGCGGCTGAATTCATCCGCGCTTATATGGAGGGTTTATGACGCCAGCAAATGAAAACGCCATCCGCTCCGCCTGCCGCCGCTGCACCGAGGAAATACAGCAGGCCATGCGCAAGAAGCCAAAGCCTAACTGGAACGAAACAGTGCCTCCCATCATCAACAAGCATCACAAGAAAATTGAAGCCCTGGGAGTTAGTCTCCTGGAGTTCGTCGTCAAAACTGGCCGCCTTAACGGGCGGTTTGGAGCCGAACAATGACAACAGAATTTAAAGCGTTACCCGTAGAACGCAACCAATACGGTTACTGGACTCACCCGCTTTACGATGAGTTTTGCGATGGCCGCGAATCCATTTCGCCCATTGAGTTCAACGCATGGCTGGAGAAGAACGGCCTCGAGTGGAAAGTGGAGTACCGCGATGAGGATGACGTCGATCCCGATGTGGACGGTTATGACATCTCAGCGTGGCAGCCCGAACCCCCAGCCGGTGATGGTTGGTTTGTAGGGTCGATTCACGACACTGAAGACGGAGCTGTATGCATCTGGCTGCGGCACGTTGGCGGTGCGGCATGAACCGAGCCTCTCCCGTTGATTTGAGAAAAAGCCTCGAAATTGCCAATAACCTCGCGCACATCGGGATTCGCTTTGTGCCGATCCCGGTGGCGACCGAGGAAGAATTCCAGACGCTGGCCGCCGAGCTATCTCGACGGCTTGAGCAGATGGCTGTCGAAGCCGAGAAGAATGAAGGCGGTGCCGCATGAAGGCACTAATCACCAGGGAGCTTAAGGCTCCCTTTTTATTGCTGGCGTTCACCTTCAACCGAATTAACCGACAGTTCCGGGAGCATTGACCATGGCTCGCTACAAGTTCACAAACCGTAAGGCTCGCATTGAGAAGAAGTTCAGTAAATCAGCGATGGAGCTGCTTATTCAACTAAGGCCAAGAAGCATTAACGCCGAAGATTTCACCCTTGAGTATGGCGATTTCGAAGGCCGTCATGGAACTGTGTATCACGACGAATGGCACCTTTGGGGCTCCCCTGATTACTGGACTGGCGAGCGCGATAGTTACGATGCCTTTTTCGTGCTCCACGACCATTTAATTATGCTGACGCACGACCATGAAGGCGAGATGGATGCTCGCAATAAAGCTGGCTGGGACGCTGAAATTGACATTACACCTTACTGCTCTCCATGGCGGCTTGGCATCGTCAACCGCGCTCAAATCATTAGGCATTGCCGACAGCTTGTTTCTGCTGGCATCAACTGGGACGCATAACATGGCCGATATCATCGATACCGCAGCAGAGATTGAAGAGCTTCAGCGTAACGCTGCCCTTTCCGCTCGCCGCATCAACCGCAACGCCGTGTCAGCTGAGCTTTGTGAAGAATGCGACGAACCAATTCCCGAGCCGCGGCGCGCTGCCGTTCCCGGCTGCCAGACATGCGCCAGTTGCCAAGCTGACCTGGAGCTTATACGCAAGCAAAGGGGGTCTTGATGGATTACACCAAACTTAGTGACGGTGAAATCAGCGTCAGGCTCGCATATTTCCTGAAGCCAAAGTACAGCGCCACCATCCATCCGCATGAAAATACCGGTGCCAATTTGTCGTGGAACTGGTTTAACACGGTACAGAACACCGCCTGGTTTCCGTTACGTCGCGCCGAAGAGCTCTACCCTGCAATGAAGAAGCATCGAATCGGCCTCATCCCATCAGGCAAAACCGTTTGGACGGCAACACACGAATCGGGCATCACCTCTACTCACCGGAACCCTCTGCGTGCGGTCGCGGTAGTTTTCCTCATGCTGCAGGAGCAACAAATAGATGCAGGAGCCGCGAAAAAGCGCAGGAGTAGCAAAAAAGTGCAGGTGATGCAGGAAACGCAGGAGTGAACCAATGTTCAGGATAATCCAGCCTAATACCTGGTACGCCGATCCCCACGGCGCGCCATGCAAAATCCTCCGCGCTACCCACGAAGTCATCCACTACATCCGCAACGGTCGCACCTGCATTGCCAGCATGGGCCGCTTTCAGCATGAATTCGAACCGCTAACCAAAGCACAGGCCGAGCGGATCGCCGAAGAAATCGAAACAGCAGCGCACCTGAAGAAGCTGCGCGCCCAGCGTGCAGCATGAGGAGAGATTATGTCAGATTTGGCAATGAAGGTTTTGCAGTGGCAGGCAACAGGGGATATCGGTGTGAGTAGTGCAACCATGGCTTCTATTGCATTAGGAATGAAGGAATCATTCTATGGCCGTCGCTTTGATGCACCTTACGACCCGTCAGACATGCTGCGCTGCATGCAGCTACTGGAAGCCATCCCGGAGATTCGCGAACACTTCCCAGCTATAGCCAACAACGTTCCTGCTTTCAAAGGGATAATTGAACACTGGGATTCATTGGTTGATTCGATGAACCGAGAGTGCGTGGGCGATAACTGGAGGGCACCAGATTCTTACCGAATGATTAAAACGTTAAGAGGTGATGAAGATACTCATCTGATTATCCGGTGCAATTGACGCAACTGATAGCCAGTTATGAGCTGGCTATTGGGTGCGAAAGCACTGCAACGTCATCCCTTTTGCCCTCCACTGTGAGGGCATTCTTTTTGGGAGTTCACCATGCATTCAAACCCCATGACCTGGCTCATCGCCGCACTTATGGTGCTCGGCGCTCTCATCTCATTTCTTCACGAACCGGAAGGTGTGCAATGGCTGCTTTTAATGTGGGCGCAATAGTCCAGAAGAAGACCGGCGGACTGACGGGGATAGTCGAAACCCTACTGGAGCCGGAAAACGATAAGGCCCGAGTTTATGTCGCATGGGACGGCGGCACTTATCAGATCCATTACGAATACGAATTGCGCGCGGCCACGCCAGACCAGCCGCAGTTTTATAAAACGATGTCATAGGAGCGATCATGAGCGAAATTATTCAAATCGTGCCCAGCGAGTGGGTGACAGAAGACCTGCTTGTGAAGATGACAGGGCTCCGCCCGGGAACGATAGCGCGGGCCAGAAAAACAAGCTGGCTCTGCGGTAGGGAGTACGTCCATATGTCTCCTGACAGTATCCCAAAGGAAAACAGCGAGTGCCTGTATAACCACAAAGCGATCGACCAGTGGGTTGAGAGCCTCAAAAAGAAACAGCCGGGTGCGCGCCAATGAAGATCCGTTTATGCTTAGCGGGCTCTTGGACGTCAGGAGGGAATAATGGCTAAGTCAGCATACCCAACAGGCGTGGAGAACCATGGCGGTACGCTCCGCATATGGTTCATCTATAAAGGCAGCCGTGTGCGTGAAAGCCTCGGCGTGCCGGATACACCAAAAAATAGAAAGGTCGCTGGCGAGCTGCGCGCGGCGGTGTGCTTTTCGATTAAAACTGGAAACTTCAATTACGCTGCCCAGTTCCCGGACTCACCGAACCTGAGAAGATTTGGGGTGGAGAGTAAGGAAATCACCGTGCTGGAGCTGGCGAACAAGTGGCTTGAGCTGAAACGCATGGAGATCAGCACCAACGCGATGTCTCGCTATTCATCTATAGCGCGCAACATGGTGCCAAGGATCGGCGGAGACAGGCTGGTGTCTGCGGTGACGCAGGAAGACCTGCTGTTTATAAGGAAGGAATTGCTGACCGGTTATCACACACTGAAGGCAGGACAGAAAACGCCGGTTCAAGGCCGCTCCGTCAGAACTGTCAACAACTACATGAAGATCATGGGCGGGATGTTTAAGTTTGCCGCTGACAGCGGGTATGTCAGGGTGAACCCGTTCACCGGCATAGCCATGCTTAAGCGGTCACGTTGCGAGCCTGACCCGCTGACGCGCGAGGAGTTTGTCAGGATGATTAACGCCTGCGCCCACCAGCAGCTGAAAAACATGTGGTCGCTGGCCGTGTACACCGGTGTGCGCCACGGCGAACTTGTGTCGCTGGCATGGGAAGATATCGACCTTAAAGCGGGTACGATGATGATCCGCCGGAACCACACGTTAACGAAGGAGTTCACCCTTCCGAAAACGGAGGCCGGGACGGACCGCATCATCAACCTCATTCAGCCGGCTATAGACGTGCTGAAGAGCCAGGCCGAATTAACACGCCTGGGTAAGCAGTATCAGGTTGAGGTGAAACTGCGCGAGTATGGTCGTACTGATGTGCATCCGTGCACGTTCGTGTTCAACCCGCAGATCGCATCACGTAATGGCCGTGCCGGGCATCATTACGCGGTGGGGTCAATAAACCAGTCGTGGGAAGCAGCAATGCGACGCGCCGGGATTCGCTATCGCAGAGCATACCAGTCCCGACACACGTATGCATGCTGGTCGTTGGCTGCCGGTGCTAACCCGAACTTCATCGCGAAGCAAATGGGCCATACCGACGCGCAAATGGTTTACCGGGTGTACGGATCCTGGATGGCTGAAAATAACCAGGACCAGGTACTCATCCTCAACCAGAAATTGAGTGAGTTTGCCCCGTCCATGCCCCACGCTGTGGGATCTGATGGGTATTAATAATAAATATCATTAGGTTAGATAACCTAAACCTGCATGCCCATGATGTCCTGATACGCAGACACCAGCTTATTACGCACCTGGATCCCCATTTGCAGGGAGACCGATGCTTTTTGCAAATCGGTCATCACATCGTTTAGCGCCACGCCCGGCTCACCGAGGGTGAAC